GCTGCCATTTTTCTCCTAGTAACTCAATATAGATGTGCCGATTATACCAAAAAGACTGCTGCCAATGATGAAGCCATCCGCAATAGGCTCTAAGGTTGTTATTGTTGCTGTCATGCGGTTGGGAGTAATATCCCACTTTAGCCCTTGAACCTGCAAAGTCTTTACAATGCTCGACCCATCGGGCTGGACATTTGTTATCTCTACATTGTCAAAGAACTCAAGCTCAATCATGGTGTCTGTTGGTACTGCGGTATCCAGTAAATCAACTGTCATCGCGTCTATGCGAATGGTGGTTTCCTTGCGGGTTGCCACATATTCACGCGCTACATTTAGGACAATATCGTCTGTTTCTGCCACTAGGTCAGGACGATTAAGGCTGTGTGGGAAGTACTTGGCAATAGAGTCGTTATCAAATACTTCCTGTGTTGTGCCAGCGCCATAACGCTTAAATGTCACATCGTTAATAATCAGTTTGTCATCAAAGGCGAACTGTAGGTTCTTGTATGGGATACCTGTGGTTTGGTTAAATTGGGTAGCGGTAGTGCCGATTGACTTAACTACTTCGGTGCGGTTCTTAAAGACGGCAGTACCTTCTGCATCCATGTAAAAAGCGCCTACCTCACAGAACTCTGCGTTCTTCATTGCTTCTAGGCTGGTGCGGGCTGTACCAGGATCAGCAATACAGGTGCTAAGCCCTGTAGAGATAGAACGCATTGAAGAAGGGAACTCGATGTAGTCCAGAATCTTGCCTATGCGTGTGCTAGTGGTTTGACCTGCTGCTGTATCTGGAATGGTCTGTACGTTAGCCATGTTGAATAGGCGAAAGGCATCTGTAGCAATGATGTCCACATAGCCAGTCTCTTGCCCCTGTGGGTAGGTGTACTTATAATCCTGCACATAACCGCTGAAGAGCCATGAGCTTGTAGTGGCAGTTGTAGCAGATACACGAATCTTGCGTAGTGGTGCGAGCTTGCCGAAATAAGGCGATGCTGTGTTCTGTGGGTTGAAGTCAGAGTTAGGGTCTAATACTCGGATTGTGGCGTTGCCAGCCTCGTAGGTATCGCGCATTATGTTGCGCCCTCTGTTAATAGAGATGTTATAGACGTTTGGAGTTAGATCAACTACAGGGATTACTGTCTCATCAGAACCAAAGCGACTTACACCAATGACTCCATAGGCTGGGTCTCCAATAACGAATCCGCTATTGAAGGTTGCTCCAGAGCTAAAGTCGAAAGATACGTTGATTGTTGCTGGAAGTGACATTACCAGCCGCCGATTCTGCGTTCTACGTTAGCGGATGAGCCAGAAAGTGCAGCTACGTTAAGCCCGCCACGAATCTCGTCTATAAGGTTCTGGGATGTTGTGACTGACCCTGCGACATTGACCACGACTGTTGAGCCGCCACTACCTGCACCGCCTCTAGGATCAACGAATACGTCCGTGTTAAGTGGGTTGCCCTGTCCGTAGGTAAAGTTACCAGTTGGTACTGTGTACTGGAAGTTTCCCATCTGGAATTGCATAGAAGCAATACGAGCAGCTTGCGCCTCAATGCCATCGAGGAAAGACTTCCAAGCATCAAAAGGATTCTTTGCAGATGGAAGGCTGGTTAAGAACTTAGCCAAGTCTGTGCCTAAGCCTTGAGAAATTGCTAGTTGTTTTCCTAGCCTCTCAATTTCTGAAACGTTTTCTGTAGCAAGAGCCAACTGCAACTCTAAGCGCATACGATCTTCTTTAGAAATGTTGCCCTTAAGTGCTGCGATGATTCCAATCTGCGTCTGGTCGAAAAGAGTGCCTGTCTTTTTAAGGCTGTTTTGCTTTTTCAATTCTGCTGTGTTCTTCTGTTGTGACTTAAGCAATTCGGCGGCGCGCTTCTTAGCTGCTGCCTCTGCCTTAGCCGCTGCTGCCATTTGAGTTGAACTCTGTGGGATATTAACGCCATCCCATGCCTTCATGTAATCTCGGCGCATACGGCGGTTAAACTCTTCTACTTGAGCATCCTGAATGTTCTTCTGAATAGTGTTAAGAGAACTGTTGCGGATAGCGTTAAGAATTCTAACGCCTTCTGTGATTCTATCTAAGAATCCAACTGTCTTATCTGTCAGCGTGTCAATCTTGCTGATGAGATCATCCAAACTAGATGACCCGCTTAAAGCCATGCCAAAGTCGATGATTGCTCCACCAAGGCGCTCCTGCGCGTTACCTGCTGCTTCTGTAAGGATTTGCATCTTGCCCGCGTAGGTGTCTAGGTAGGCTGCGTTAGCCCCAGAGAACTGTGCGTTGAGTCGCTCCTGCACCTTTGTGAAACTAGCGGTCTTAAGTTCTGCCTGTGTAAGTCCTAGGTTGTACTTGCGTAGGCTTCGTGTGTTGCCAACGTAAGCATTTGAGATGTCCTGTGTGACTCCGATTAGCTCGATGCCGCTGCCAGCAGACACGTCCAAGCTAAGGCGCAATAACTCTAGGCTCTTGTTTACTGATCCTGTAGTAGTCAATAATGACTGAAAGGCTTGTGCAAGAGGTTCTCCAGCAATACCTGTGGCTGCTGAAATCTTATCTAGGTTGCTCTGGATTTCTGCTTGAGCAAAAGACAAACCTAGGTTCTTCACAGAGTTGGCTAGTTTAGTATTAGCCTTTTCAGCTTCGATAAATGCTTGGACTGACTTTCTGCCAAACTGCACAAAAGCTGCTGCGCTAAGGGTTAAGCCAAGGGTTCTGCCAAGGCTCTTGACTGTCTTCTCAAAGCCCTTGACTTGCTTATCTGCCTTGAGTAAGCCAGTTGAATCCATGGTGGTAGCAATGCGGATTGCTAGGTCTGTCATTGACATCTGTTACCCCTTTGACCTGTAATCGACTTCGCCACGAGCATTGACTTTTGTAACAACTTTCATGTTGGCAGCTTGGATTGCCTTGACAACTGCTGCCGTAGTCTTGCCTTGATCGTTAGCCCACGCTCTAAATATCAAACGACCTTTAGTCTTACGTGTTCTACGTCCTGCGCTGGATGACTGCTGTGAATCAACCAACGGCGGTAATGAGTTAATAAACTGTTTGCCAGCATTAGGATTGGCTGATTTATTAACGCCCCTGCCTGACTCCCAAACTTGTCCGAGTTCGCCCTTGCCAAATGCCCCACCTGTCCAACCTGCTACACGGCGGGCTGGTGGATTACCTTGAGCGTTTAAGCGACCTGCTGTCTCATAGATAGCACCTGCCGCAGACTTATTGTAAATACTTGCAAGGCTTCTAAAGCCTCGCTTATTAGGCTTGCTGGGTGTTGTTGAATAACCTATGCCCGCTTTGACATTACTAGCGTTGTAGGCTCGATACTCCCAAACTCCTACTGCCTTAGCCCAGCCAGATAACGGCGATGTGCTAGGAACGTAGCCGCGAGCTTCGCTTGTAACTTTGCGAAGATGTCCAGCGATTTCTTTCTGGGTTTCCTTTGCTAATTCAGGAGTGTATTCCTTCATGGCTTTACGAAGTGCTACGGCGTTTTCCAGTTCTACTGGCATCGCTACGCTCCTTCGCTAAATCGTTTAATACCTGTATATGAGCCTTGAAAGCCATCGGAGAAAGTTCCACGATGGTTTGGAAAGGAACTCCAAACTCATAACTCAATCGAGTCGCGAGATAGGTGATGGAGTTCTTTTCCAGCCTTAGTCCAAAGGGTCAGACTCTAAAACCTCAACTGACTTGAGAATCTCAAGGAACTGTTCCCCGAAAGGCTTGACTGTTTCACCCGAACGTCTAATTGCTTCCCAGCAGAGCCAGTAAACATCTGACTGCTTCTGATCTTCAATCAAGGCTTTGTGAAAGCCTTTCTTAGCATATTGCTCAAAGCTGTACTCTAGGAGCGGAGTAATTTCATACTCGTTTACCTGTCCGTCAGCCCTTGTTACTTTAAGTTTTGCCATAGCCCTTATCTCCTTCTTACGCTGTGGTTACTGCAATAGTACCATTCACGTTCCAAGTTACGGATTGTGTTGAAAGGTCTCCAACTGCGCCGTTTACTGGTGTTGTGTTGTTTACTAGGCAGCTCATTGTGTAGAGCGGGTTTGTCGCTGATGTAGCGGCAGAAGTCTGCTTGACTGTAACTGTGGTGCTAGTTCCCCATACTGCCTGCAATGTCTGAAGTGTCTTAGATGTTGCTTCATCGTTAAAGAAGTCAATCGTGATTGATGATGCTTCAAGACCCTTAACGAACTTATGTCCTGAATCGCCCATCGCTGTGACTTCGAGTTCATCGAATGATCTTGAAATACTTACTGAGCTGACCAAGTTTGAGAGGTCTACCGCGTTTACAGTAAGAACCACTCCGTTGCTTAGATATACTGACACGGCTTATTCCTCATCTTTCTTTGCTGTTGGCTTTGTTTCTGGCTTAGAAGCAACCTGACCGATTTTAGTCAGGAAGGCTTCGTTCTCTTTTTCCCATTGTGCTAAATCGGTCATGATTTAACTCCATTCCGTAAGTGTGCTGATTGCAATGTCGCAAGCCAGCAAGTCTCCTGTAGGCAGGTTCAGCACTTTAGGGCTGGACACGCTGCCTACATTGAACACGATTGTTGAGGCATCCAAGAGCTGAAAGACTCGAACCACATCATCTTCAATTCCTGCAAGGTTTCCCTGATTGTCCAGTAATGGCACAAGGATA